TTTCTCCGGCCACGATAGCCCTCCGCTTATGACGCCTGGACCGTCATGCCGACGGTGAAATCGATCTCCGTGGGATAACCAAACGGCTGCACCGCGCCAGCCACAATCAGCTTCTTCGTCTGATACAGGTTGTTGGCGCGGTTCGTGGTCGCCGAAACGGCCACCGCGTCCTGCGGATTACCGTCGACGAGCCCAGCCTTCAACGCGCCTTTGCACCCGTCCTCGATCTCGCGTGCCGCATCCTCGCGCACGGTACCGGGATTCGCGCCGCCGTTGCGCGTCTGCGTCGGCAACTTCTTGAGCATGTACTTCTTCAGGAAGTTGTAGCCAATCGACGAGGCGCGATCGACGACGCGGGCATTCGTAAGCGTGTAGTAGTCGCTCGTCGAGACGGTGCCCATGAGGCCCTGATTGATGAAGATCGGGCCGGGGCCGTCGGTCTGTAACGACGTGATACCCGCGTTGAAGAAGCTCTCACCGTTGGCGTAGTCGTCGCGCGCCAAACTCGTGAACTGCGCGATCCCGCCGTCTTCGCGAGCACCGATGTCCTGCGAAGCCGCGATGCCAACTGCACGAACCGCCGCCGCCCAGCTCGCATTGCGGCGGAACTCGAGACCGCTGTACGAGCTCGTCATGTAACCATCGCCGGCACAGGTGCAAACGTGCGGCGCTGACATGCCCGTGCGAGCCGCGATGACCACTGAATCGGTATCTGCGCTGTCGATGGTGATGGACCCCGCGTTCTGCAACACAGTGCCCACCGTCGGGCCGCCCGCAAAGAAGCGAACGAAGATGTTCGAGCCGGCAAGCGTATTCGCCGCAGATTCGAGGAGCGCAACCTGCGTCGCCCACGCCGCCGCCGACGCAACCGAACCAGCAACCCAGATCAGCGATTCGATCTGCTGTGAAAGCAGCGTCGTTTCGATGAGCGTCAGGCCGTTCGTCAGATCCGTATTACCGAACGTCGGCGGCGCCGCGCTGAACGCGTACGTTTCAGGGTTTGTCGACGAGCCGGCCGTCGCAGTACCGGAGAACGAAAGGATCACGCCCGTCCCTGGAATCGCGTACGTCGCCGCAGTAGTCAGAAGCGCAACCGTCGTCGACTTGCCGTTGTCCATCGACACCGACACCTGAGAGGTACCGACCGCGCCGCCAAGGAGCACGGTGACGAGCACGCGATAGAAGTCAAGCGGCGAGCTCGTCTGCGTGCCCACCGTCGGACCGGCGCCCTGGGGATGCGCCACAACGCCGAGAGTCGAGATGGTGTAAATGTCCGGTGTTCCGCCAGTGACGTACGAGCCAGCGGTCGCAACCCAGGTCGTAAACGTGCCGGGAATGAGAACGCCAGTCGATGACCAGCCGGCCGCCGAAGTAATCGGAGCGCTCGTCGTCGTCACTCCCGTAAACGGATTGGTGACTCCGAACGTAAAGATCGCAGTACCGAGCGCGCCGGCACCGACGCACGTGATCGTGATGGCGCCCCACGGCCCGATCGACCCGGCGACGGTCATTGCGCCCGATCCGGTGTGCGTCGTCGAGCCGACACCGCCGCGCGTCGCCGGATTCAGCGGCATGAACATCGCCGTCGAGCCAGGCGCGGACTTGAGCTGGTATTGAACCGCCTCGAGTCCCTCACCGCCGACAAGCGTATTTGTCGCCGAGACGGAATCACCGAAGGTGTAGAGCGCGCCGACGACGCCCGCCAAGCAACAGCCCATAACAAGCATGGTGTTGGTGTTGGAACCGGGCTGTAGCCCGAGATTGCCGTCTTGCTGCTGGACCTTGACGCCGTATCCCATATGGCCCTCTCGTTATCCGGCCTGGTTGGTGACGGACATATCGAACTCTGTGGACTCGACCTGCTGCTCACCGTTCTGCGCGATAGAATCCTGAACCTCGGGAATCTCGATCTGCACCGACATGACAAGAGCGCGCCCAAAACGATCAATCGCTCGCGCGAATTGATTGTCATCGCGACCAACAATGTCGCTCACGCGCTGCCAATCAGAACGCAGCACCTTGAACGCTAGCCCCTTGAATGAATTTCCATCGCTATCGAGCATGTCGCGCTGGTTATTCAGCGCGCTGAGCAGGCTTAAACGAATGGCCCGCGTCGCTTCAGTATGATGAAGCGCCTGTTGACGATTTGGATCAGTGGACTGACCGCGACAATAGAACTGAAACAACTCGCTTACCGTCCACAGATCCTCGGTGAAAAAGTCGATATCCTGCGGAGGGGATACTGAACCGTCCTCCACGAATCCCAATTCGTTGACAATTCCGCCGCGCGGAACCGCAACGATGCAAGGCAACTTCGTATCCTGAGCGGCGATCATCTCTTCACCGAAGTAAAGATTGATGCCGCTCATGTACGACGAGGCCGCAAGCGCCTGCATCAGCGTCTCGTACGGGCCAGCCATTAGCCGCGCCCCTTGCACATATCGCGAACCGCGTCGACGGCGGCCTTGTTCACCGGCTGCGTCCACAGCCCAAGACCCATCGATTGCTCGGGAACCATCTTACGCGCAACCATCTTGTACGTCCCCGACTGATGGAAGCGCATGTAATCGACCATTCGGAGTTGCGACGCGTCACCGACGGCGCGCGTAGTCAGCGAACGGATTCCGCGCCCGCTCTTATCAAGAAGCGGATGGCCATCGTCGATATGGCCGTACCGGAGTGCGTATTCAGCTTTGATTTTCTTTCGCGGCGCCCACGGAGTGCCATACGGATCGCGCTGCTCGACGAAGCCGCGCAAGCACTCGTCATGCACGACCGGAGTGACCCGCTGCATAATGCGATGCTTCACATCAGCAGCGGCCATGCGCTCGAGCCGTTTAATGAGCGCGTTTACGCCGGCCATTACGTCACCGACCCGCCAGCGGCGGCGATCTGAATCAGGCGATTTAGCCTATCGTCGTAAACCGTATTCCCTTGCTTGTCTGCATAGGACATCCCGCGACCAAACGGAGACAGCGCAAGCGCTTGAGCGCAACGGAGCTGCGCCGCCTGATCAACGAGATTCGACGGCCAGACCACGTCAGGCGTCATCGAATAGGCATCGTTAAGGCAGTTTTGAACCACCTCCGTCGGCGCATTGACGAACTCGGGATAGTTCGTCAGGAACACGGAAACGTCGACGGCCACGCGCTGCTACTTTCCTTGCTTCTTGGTGGGAAGATCGGCCGGCTTCTCTTCGACGGCGACCAACATTCCGGCCGCAAGCCACGCCTTGACGGCGTCGTTTTTCTCGTCGAACTCTCCGACTTCGCCCGGAGGCGTGTCGTTGAGTCCAGCCGTATACGCGTTGCGGGCCTTCATTACAGGCCGTCCACGTATTCCATCGCCTTCGGGAAGCGGCATTGAACGCCGCCAACACGCGCGATGCAGGGGATGACGAGCGCGAGACCATTCGACTGCGGCGCGAACTCGTAGTACCCGAGCGGAAGCTGACCCTCGACCACATCCGAGTTGCGGTCGTAGACGATCATGCGCTTGACGCCGCCAGCGCCCGCCGTCGACAGGCGGTACCACGGCGTCACGCGCACGCCGGGGTTGTTGAGCTGGAAGAAGCGCAGTACCGTCAGGTCGCTCGCGCCGGTCGCCGACCACGGAGTGATCTGCGCCGTCGCGTAGCTGGCGATCGGCAACAGGATGTCCGTCGCCTGATGCACGCCCTGCGTGTTCGACACGATCAGGTTCACCGCCGTGATCATGTCGGTGTACATCTGAAGGGCCGTCGCGCCCGACCAGGCCGCCGCCGCGGCGCCGACGTGAACACTCGACACGTTCGTGAAGCCGATGAGGCTCGACGCCGAGTCACCGAGCGACAGAACCGAATCGACGCCTTCGGCGATGGTCTGGCGCGCACGAGCCGCGAGACGCATCGTCAGAGGCGCGCGCGAACGGCTCGAACGCTGAAGGTCCAGCCAGGTATACGAATACTCGGCGCCGATCGTACGCACCGGAGTCGTCGCTTCACCGATCTGGCTGTTGACGCGGGGAAGATCGCGCGCATCGTTCGCGACGATCTTCGCCTTGCCGTAGCCGTCCGTCTGCTGATACGCGATGTTCTCCGCATATGCGTCCACGTCCGACGCCATCGGGATCAGCGCAGTCGCGAGCAGGTTCGGATACTCGGTCTGGTAGACCTTGCTCTTGATAGCCAAGAGCTCGCGGGTGATGAATGCCGTTTCGCCGGCATCGAAGCGGACCGGCGCGTTATTCAGCGCGTGGACGATTTCATGTTCCTGGTCTCGCTTCATGGTTACTTGATCTCCACAAGGGCGATGCCCGAGCCGGCCGTAGTCGTCATGAAGACGGCCGTGGGATGCAGGACGAAGTTCGCAGCCGCGCCATCCTTGACCTGACCCGTCACGCTGGTGCCCGACGCCGTCACGCGCACGTAAACCGGGTTCCCCGCGGTCACAGCGCCCTCCGCGTACATCCAGCAACGGCCGCGACGCATGCACTGCACGTCATCGCCGGCCGCAAACTGGCCCGAGCCGCTGTCCGTGTTCGCAGTGCCGCCAAAGGGCGAGCGCGCGAAGTCCATCAGCGCGACGCCCGCGAGCTGCGTCAGAGCGCCGACGAGCGTGCCGTCGGGGATGATCTTGCACTGACCGTCGGCCACGCCGCTCGAGCCGGGCGCCGCGGTGCCCATCAGGCAGAAACCACCGACCGGGACCGCGTTCAGCGCGGTACGGCTGATGATGTCCTCGAACTGGCACTGATCCGCCTTGCCGTTGACGGCCTCGGCCGGGACGATCGGGTACGTAGTCTGCGGGATGTTCATCGTCGTCGCTCCCTTTACTCAGCCGCCGTAGCGGGCTTCTGCTTCCAACGGTTGAGCTCGCGCTCGCGCATCTTTTCCCACTCGGCATCGGCGTCGAGGCGCGTATCGGTGCTGGTCACGATCGCCTTGCGAACTTCGGCGACGGTGCGCGTCTCCTCGTCGCGGCGCTCGGACATGCCCTTGGCATTCGCCAGCGCGGCCTCGTAGAACGCTTCGACGCGGATGACTTCCTTGGCGTCGAGCTTCACGTCGGGATATGCCTTGACGGCGACCTGACGCTTGATCTCGATGTCCGAAAGGCCGTCGAGCTTCACTTCGGCGCCGAGAATCTTCTTCGCCGAATCGAGCAGCGACGCGCGCGACTTCGCAGCCTCGTCGAGACGGGCCGGATCTTTCAGCGTCGCGATCTCGCCATCGAGGCGCGTCTTGTCAGCCTTGGCGACCTCGAGATCGGCCGCGAGCTTCTTATTGCTGGCCTCGAGCTCGTCGAACTTCTGCTTGCGCGCGGCCTCGGCCTTTTCGTGATTCTTGACCGCCGCGGCATGCGCCTCGGTGCCAACCTCGTACTTCACGCCGTCGATGCGCTCGAATTCCATTTTTTCCTCGGTGATGGATTGATTGCCCGCGGCATCGAGGCGCAGACGAACGTCAGGCCCAGCGCGGCCCACGTCGACAAGAGCGACGTGGTTGTATCGGAGGTCCCGCTGCACGCGGTCGTAGCGGGTACCATCAGGGGCGACGCCCGGCGTCTCGTCGACGCGGCACATGTAGCCGCACGAGACCTGACGCGTGCCTTTTTCGACGGCACGAATCGCCTTGCGACCCTGAATCACGACCGTGCCGGCGACGCGCTCGCCGTCTTGCTTCACGTCGCGAACGTGGCCAGCGGCATTCTGCGCGTGATTGTCTGGATTGATGAGGCCGGGATGGCCGACCGTCAAAGGCGCATCGGCGAGCGTGGCGAGTGAATCAGCCTTGAATACCTCGTCGGCCGGCCGATATTCAAAAATCGCGCCGCCTTTACCGTCGTCGTACTTGAAAACGCCGGTACGCGTCAGATGCGCGGCGACTCGCAAACCACCCTGCGGCGTTTTTTCCGCCGATCCGAGTGTTCCAACGTCAAACCGCTGAAGCATAGCTTCAACATGCCGACACGCGATCGGACTGTGAGATTAAGCCCTGCGGTTCGTTCTATTTCGGCTCTTGAGTCGCGACAGAAGCGGCGTTCGCTGGCAACGCCTTGACGGGTTTTCCGTCTGGTCCGAGTGCGGCGATCGGGGGCGGGGGCGGATTCTTCATCTTTTCGATCTCGAGTTTCATCGCCTCGTCACGCGATTGAACATCGATTTGAATCCGACCGGGATTAAATTCATCGCCGTTTGCGAAGCGCGTAAGAGCGACCTCGCTCGGTAGTGCGACTTTCTCGTCGAGGTAAATCTTATCAGCTTGCGCGATCTTGAAGTACATATCGGCCTGATCCGTCGCCGTCATCTTCCACAGCGATGGCCACGTAATCCGCCAATCGTCGGCATTGGAGTGCCCAAGCAACCGCGACATGACTTTTAGGTCGGAAAGCATCCGCGGCGCGAGCTCGTGCTCACGGTACTTGCCAACGTTGTCATACCAGAGCCGAATATCGCTGGCTCCCGTCGCATTCAAACCAGCCGGCGACATACCCATCAGCACGACGAGCGGCATCGGCACCGACGCGGCAACGCGCTGCCAGGTCTGTATCATGACCTCGTTCACGCCCTGCATCGGCGTAACAACGCGTTCGAACTTCTCTCGCTCGGCATCGAGGAGAATCGACCGGCCGACGCTGCGCCGCATGTCGAGCGTCTGCATGCGCATTTGCAACTTGGCTTCGTTGCCGGTCGCGATCATGTCCATGAGGCCGTCGATGGTGAAGACGCCTTGGCTCATGTCGGCCATCAACTGGCACACCGCCGCCCAGTTCTGCTCGGCTTGGGCGACGATGGGCAAAATGCGCTGCATGACCGAGTAGTCGCAGCCGGCATTGCGCTGGCGCTCGCGCCGGCTCGTCATCACGCCGCCGTATCGAGTGACGCGCGATTCGTGCACAAGCAAATCAGACGCCGCGGCCATGGTGCCGATGTTCGAATTTGGATTGATGCGGTAGGTCTCGACTTCGCCGTAGCGAGGGGACAACGGATCGTTGTAATACGTCGCCGGAACCATCTCTCGGCGGTCCGTCACGAGGAGTTGTGTCAACGTGCCGGTCGGATTCTCGCGATCGAACGGCTCATTCATCATCCCCATGCCATCGCCAAACATGACGATCGCGCCGAGTCCGTACAGCCGTCCCCACGTCGACGCTTCGCGCACCTTCGCTTGGAAATCGAAGCGCTCAGCCTCGGCTAGAAGCTCCTTGGCCTCGTCGGATACGCCTTCAGGCTTGTCCTCGCCTGCGTTCGTGGTGAGGCCGAATCCCTCTTTCAACGCCTCGTCGGGCATCGAATTGACGATGCGCGCAGCGAAGTCCGACGAAGCGTAGAGATTCTCGAGCTGCTGAGGCTGCAAGAGCGGATCGGGTACGACGCAATAATTCGCCGTCTTGTCGCGATTCTTGTCGCCTTGGCCAGTGAGCAGGTTGATGAACGAATCGAAACGGAATGCGAGATCGCCGAGCACGCTCATGAGCCCCTAGCCTCACCGGCGAGCACTTCCATCGCCTTCAAGTAGTTCACCGACGGCAATTTCTCCGCGAGATACGTGTATGCGCCTGAAATCGCATCTACGTCGTCGTCATGCACGTTCGGACTCGGAAACGCCTCGAGTGTCTGCATCACTGGCTCATTCCACGCGCCACGAACGAACTTGACGTTGCCCGCCTCGCATTGCGCGCTGAATGGCTCTTGACGCGTGACCTTGTCACCCGTCTCGCGCACGGAGCGCACGACGTAGCCGGCAAGTTTGCGCGTGAACGCCGCGACCTGGGCCTTGCCTGCCTGCCCAGGATCTTCGGGCAACACCACGTGAACAGCTTTCCCGTCGAGCTCAGCCGTCGACTCGACGAGCTTTTCGACGCCGTCGGGGCGCAAACGTGCGCGCACAACGTCCTCGAGCACTGGCGTCCCATCGGACAACAGCGACATGCGCGCGCCAACCGTCCAGTCGCCATCGACGGTGGACGCCAGATCCCACCGACGGCATGTGAGCACGGCGCGCGCTGGTTTAACGTCGAGCCATTGAATCCAACTGCGCTGGTAATACATGCCAGCCGCTGGCTTGATCAGCCAGTTGCCGTTGATCAGCTGCTCACGGGTAACCCGGTCGAGTCCCATGAGCGTGTGCGTGTAATCCTCATTGAGATACGGATTGTCGGTTGCGTACGCAGGGAAGAAGACGCGAGAGAAACGACCTGTGTCACTCCATTGCTCGCCATCTTCGGAGTTGTTGAACCGCATGACGCGGCCAGGCTCGGCGCGCGGCCCCTTGTATTCGGGCGTCCTATCCAGCCACGGCGCCCAGCGCTTCATGACCCATTCGTGCCCCTCGCCACCGGGGTTCGTACCGGCCCTGACGTAGAGCGGAATACCAGCCGACGAACGCAAACGAGAAAGCAGATACGTGTACTGCTTTTCCGTGAAGTGAGTCAGCTCGTCGAAGCCGATGTATTGGAACTCGTGGCCCTGGTAGATATACACATCGTCTTCGTGCTGAAGATGGGCCAGGTGGATGCGCGCGCCGCTCGGGAATGTCCAAATGTGCTTTGCGGCGTTGAACTGGCCGCCAGCGAACGGATACCACTCCCGAGTCACCGGAATGACCTTGCCCTCGAGTTCGGGATAGGTGCGCCGGAAGATGATGGCCGAATACTTGGGCCGATCGACGAAACGCAGTGCCGCA